GCGATATTCGAATCTCCCCCCGCAACCAATCCACATCCCCCCATTCAACTGCGATGAGTTCGCTGGTCCGCAGCCCGGTCCACATGGCGAACTGCAACAGGTTCCGGTACTGCCCATCCGTGCCTGCCAGAATCAGCCGCTGCTCCTCGGGCGAGAACGGGTCGATCTCGTCTTCTGTTTTCGGCTTCTCCCTGACCGAGTACGTCCAGCCCGCCATGGGGTTGATCTCGATCAGCTCGTCATGTACAGCATCGTTCAGCGCCGACCTGAGGCAGCTCTGCACGTTCGATAGGCGCTTGTTCGAAGCATCCATGCTCGACATAGCCTCCTTGATCATCTTGCGGCTGAGCAGCACCAGGGGATGGTCGCCCAGCTTCGGCACCAGAACCCCGTCGATGATTTTCCGATAGCCGTCGATGGTGCTGGCCTTCAACCCCTTCTCCTTCTTCTCCAGCCAGGTCGCGAGGTATTTAGACAGCGGGACTTGCCCGGTCTGGTATCCAAGCCGATTGGCTCGCTTGGACTTGGGGAAGGTGGCCAGATAGTCGAACGTGCCGTTGTAGATCGCCAGTTCGATCGCCGCCTTGTGTTGCTCGGCACGCTTCAGATTAGCGGGGGTGGGCTCAATTGGGAGGCGTTCGCGGCACTGGGCACCCTCGAACATGAAGCTGATCTCAATGCTACTTTTGGACGCCGCTCGAACGCCGCTGCGCTTTCCACCCATTCCGCATACCCATCCACACTTATTAGAGGTTTGTTGTCCGGCGCATGCCTCCATACCAGCCCCTTGGGCCATGTGCCGTCAGCGATCTTTGCTCGAATCGCGGCCTCAGTGTAGCCACTTTCAATGGCGAACTGGCTGATCGTCTTGTATTTGACCATCTCAACCCTCCTTTCCTGTCAGCCAGGATTTAAAGCGCGCGAATAGCGATGGCCGTTTTTTTGCTTGTTGCTCCTTCACGAACGCTTGCGCACTTTCTGATGGAGTCTGCATGGCCCAATAGGAGTTCTGTAACTGCTGCCAGGTATAGCGTGCATCCATCGCAACATTGCACTGCAACTCTGCGCAACGGCGTTCTTCTTCTGGAGTAATGATGTGCGCTTGCATCTGACGCAGGTATCGAAGGCGCGCTTCTTCTCGGTCGGTCATCTCAACCCTCCTTACTCATGGCTCGGTTCTCCATGGCGTGCACATGCTCAGCAACGGCGAGAAATAGATCCTCCGGCATGCGGTCGCGCAGCGCTTTGATCAAATTTTCGCTATGGGAAACGTTCTTTTTGTGATTTTTCGCCAGATTCTTTAATTTCTGTTTGTTGATGCCGGCTTGCCGTTGAGATTCAGCGATCAGCCTTTCGCTGATATTTTGCTGCCGAATGAACTTCTCTTGCGCCTGATGAAGTTCAGTGCGCAGAGATGCTTCGGCCCAGCGTCGCAGCCATGCATTAAGAAAAGTCCTCATTTCTTCACGCTCCCGCCGGCTGCGATGATGGCTTTTTTAGCGATACCCATGGCGTAGTTGAACCCGTCAGCATACTTGTCCACGGATCGGTCAATCATCCTCGGTGGAAGGATCACAACTACGCTCGCCGCCCCATCCCTGAACCATTGCGCCGCAGCGGTGGTCATGTCGACGGCGGTGAAGCCGGATGGCATGTCCTCGCGAGAGGCTTGCCACGCCAAACAGGCCAGTCTGAGCATTGGGTCGGCAAAGCTTCCATCCTGACGAACCCAAGCAAGATTCCTCTCTGCCTTAGCTCGGCAGCCCTTGCCGTAAGATTCAGTGATCTCCGCCAGATACCACGCGGCAAACTCTTCGCGCATTTGCTCGCTCATGATTTCACCTTCACCGGATATCGATAAACCCACGTCGGGCCATAGTTGTTGGAGTAGTCGTTGAGCGCGACAAAGTACGCTTTTGCGCGCTGCATCTTGCGAAGCCATGCCCATCTGCGACCCATTCGGATTGGGCGCCACGCAAAGAAAGTTTCCCACTCACTCATAACTGCCTCCAGCTCGCAGCCGACACCCGAGCCCAGCGCTCGGTCGTGACGATGATGAAGTTCCGAATGCCCGTCATGACCTTGTGCATCTCGCCGTCGAACTCGACGAACTGGCCGGCCTTGCGTTGTTCTGGCTGGCGGTCGATCACGTCGAGCAGCTTGCCGACGGCGCCGTCTTGGCGTCTTTCGTGTACGTCAAACGTTGCCATGGCGTTCCACCTCGATACGTTTCTGGATGCCAGCCCGGTAGCCTTCTGGCCTGAGCGCTGCGGTCTTTTCGATATTGGCGATGACGCGCTCGACGCCGCCGAATCGCTGGTCTACTTGGCGCCCGGCCGCGATCAACTGATCGGCCAGATTCCAGCCTTCTCTTTCTTCAATGCGAGACATTGGATGCTCCGGCCGCGCGGGGCGGCAAGCTCGGGAATGGGGCTTCCGTTAATTAAAATCGAGGGAAAGTGCCGAAAATTAAGATTTTCGTGGCGGAGTTAAGATTTTATGGGGGATTCAACTGAAGGGATCAGGACGTAGCCGAAGTAGAACCAGGAGAGGGCGATCATTGATTCAGCTCCTTGACCTTGTCGAGGCAGGCGTTCCAGCCCTTTGCTTCGTGATAAGTCGCCATCATGAGTTCAGGTAATTTTTTATGCTCAGGCAGCACCACCGCTACCGGCGCGGGCGGCGAGGTGTATGCCATTTCGATCTTGTCAAAACTGGATGTGTTTCCGCACAGATCCGTCATGAGCTCAGGCGGAACACCATCGATCCAATCTGTAACCACTTCGCCGTCTGCGTTACACCCGCGCCACGCCACCGGCTCTTGGCGCTCGACGACTGGGGCGGCGCGCAGGTTCCATTCACGAATCGCGGCGTCACGACCTGGCTGATCTTCGTTGTCACCGTCTTGCACGCCGACCGGGCCGCGTGCCAAGCATGCGGAATGCTCTCCGACAATTCCTTGGCAGATCACTACAGATGCATCCGAATCAAGCTGTTCAACAAATGCGTCACTTTGCCCACAAAACGGACATGGCAGAATCTCAATTTTCCTGCTCATTCGCTTGCTCCCGATTCGGTGGGTTTGAGGGCTTGCGTGGCGATATTGAGCATTACCCGAACCGAGTGTTTTTTCATGCCATCAGCCTCATTGGAAAATGATTCGCAGCGGAACTGGATGCTATCCAAAGCCTTGGCTAACACCGCATTCCGCCGCTCGGCGTCCGCAAGGCGCTGCTCTGAATCACTAACCATGTCCTGCAATTTCGCTTCACGTTGGTGGGATTCGATCAGCTCTTCCCGCAAAGCATCACGCTCATCTTTGTAAGCCTGGCCTTCCTTGTGCTTGCCGTGCGCTGAGTTTGCATTTATTTCAACGTAGCGCTTCTGTCGCTCCAGCTCTTCCCGCAAAGCAGCAAGCTCAGCCTGTGTGTCGACTCGGTTCATTCTTAACTGAATTACGCTGGCTAGGCCTGGGCGCCAATCGGTTCCCATCTTGATTCCGCCATCCACCCATTCGGTCACCATAGTGGCGATTGATTCTGCTGCCTTGTCGCTTGCTATTGTCTTACTCATTTCCAAAACTCCTTGCCGTTTATGGGTGGCGCCCTCAGCTATCCGATAACCCGTTGCGGAACAGGCAGCATGCGGCAATGACTGCCAGCACCGACAGCAACGCCCAGGCAGTGATGAAGTTCGTCAGCATGGTTGAGCCCTCGTAGCCCTGATCCACGTTTGGAAGGTCTGCCGACAGAAGCCGATGTGCGCCTCAATGTCGTCCCACTTCGTGCCATTGGCGCGCATATCCAGTGCCATGTTCAGGTACTCGTCGGTGCATTCACGGCGCCGGCCTTTGTTGCCTAGCACAATCCCGGCGTTGTTCAGGTAGCGCACGACGGAGGCGTAGGAGCATCCGGCAGCGTCCATGATTTGATCTACCGAATGGCCTGCCGCGTGCATTGTGAAAATAAGCCCGATCGAGTCAGGCGATAACTTGGCTGTCATGGCTCATTCCTCCGCGCGTGTTGGCGCTGCCGGGCCTTGCTGCATTTATCGTGATTGCCTTTGATACGTGGGCGGCCGCAGATCTCGCAGCCGTAGTGGAGCTCTAAGTAGCCTGCGGCGAGCTTTCCTTTGGATGACATAGGGCCTCCGTAGAAGTGGTTTTCTTTGGGTAGGTTTTTGTCAGTGCAGCGTTGACGCCATGTCCGCGCTTCAGCACGACATTGGCCAGCTTCTCGCGGTCTCTCTCGCTGTGGCTGGCCTGACTGAGTAGGCCGAAGTAGCTGTTTGCCGTTTCGCGAAGGTCTTCGGACGGCGCCGCGGCGGTACGCTTTAGGGCCTGAGCCAGCGAACGCTTGCGGGTGGTTCGCCGCCACGGCTTGATGACGTGGCCAACGAAGTCGACGCCTCGGTCTACTGGCTGCAGGATGGTCTTTGTCGGGTTTAGCTTGGCGCCAAGGGTGGGCAGGAACGCTTCGACCTCGGTCTTCCATGCGTTCAGCTGCTGCGGCGATTCGTGCAGGAACACGAAGTCATCCACGTAGCGCACGTAATGTTTGGCGCCGAGCTTGTGCTTGGCGAACTGGTCGAGCGCGTCGAGATAGACGTTGGCGAAGAACTGCGACGACAGGTTGCCGATGGGCAGGCCGAGATGTGCAGGCTGCGCGGTGAGGCGCTTGTGTTGCGGTACCCGGTTGAACAAGTGCGCAGGGCTGCGCACCTCGTAGTCTTCGCGAGGATCGTGCATCAGGATTTGCTCTGCGAGTGCCAACCACCAGGGTTCGGTGATCTTCTTGGCCAGCTGCCGGCGCAGCACCTGCTTGTCGATCGCGACGAAGAAGTTGGCCAGGTCGCACTTCAGGTAGAAGATCGGCCTCGACCAGTTCTGGCTGGCGCCGCGGATCTTTGCCTCGAGTCGTTTCGCGGCGTACAACGTGCCGCGCCCGGGAATGCAGGCGCAACTGTCCGCTATGAAGCTGGCGTAGAAGCGCGGTGCCACGCGGTTGTACAGTAGGTGGTGGACGACGCGGTCCCGGAAGGCTGCCGCCCAAACCTCGCGGGCTTTCGGCCGGGTGACCACGAAGCATATCGAGCGGCCTGGCCGGTAAGTGCCGGCGAGCAGGTCGTCGTGTAGGCCGATCAGGTTGCGTTCCAGGTCCAACTCGAAGGCCAATGCACTGGCGCTGTTGCGCTTCGTGCTCCGGCAGTCGTAATAGGCCTGAACAAGCTCGCTGAACGGGTAGGGACCAACAGTCGAATCTGCGGACGGGGCGGACGCGGAGCTCGTTGTTCTTGTCGTTGTTGTTCTGATTGCCATCATCGAAGTTCATGTTGAATGCGTTGTTGGCGGAGCGCTGCGACCTATCGTGCTATCTACGTCGCCAAGCCGAAGGCATAACCGATCAGCGAGGAAACTGCGCGAGACCTATACGGACGCTTTAGACCGTCGGTATCTCTGATGCGCATGGCGGTGACCCAGGGGTCAGCGGCACGACCAGATTCAATTCGCACAGACCTGAAAGCCGTAACTCTCAGATGGCGGGCGCGGTTGGGGTGTTGCGCTTCCAGGCATTCGCCTGTTTGCCGATAGAACTGGTTATCTCTATCGCGGTGGCGTGCTGTCCGACACTGATAAATCGACTCTCTTTGAAAAGCCGCATCAGGAACTCGATGACCTGGACCTTCTCGACAAGCGAAGTCAGGTGTGGCTGCTTGTCCCGGGTCGAGTTAGCCCGGGCAATCAACATCAGCACGTCGATGCACTCATCAATAACGCGCTTCCCGAGAGACTGCTTGAGATCTCGGGGTATGTTGCGGGTGAGATTCGTGGCCATCTGTAGCAGGCCGAGCGAACTTTTGTAGATACTCAAATCCGTGTGCATTGACATCGGCTTGCTCTCCAAGAGCAACCGGCCGCAAGCGGCCGGATTGAATAAATGAATTAATCAATAAGCGTGCTGCGGACGGGGCGGACGCGGAGCTCGTAGTGCTTGCCGGTGACGAGCTGAATGCCATCACCGAAGGTCATGCCGAATGCGATGTTGGCGGAGCGCTGCGTTGAAGACCAGTAGGCGCGCGGCTTGAAGGCTTCGGCGCCGTCATCTTGGAAAGCGGTGATCGCGGTCTGCGCCGGTGAGTCTTCAGTGTGCAAGAGCCCGACGGGCTCGCTGTTCGGGTTATCACCGCTGCGGCCGTATTGCCAGTTTTCATCGGTGGTCGGTTTAAAATTCCGATACTGCAGTTCCTGCACGTCGCGGGCGGGGATCGCCCAGTCAGTGAATCCGCCAATGTCCAGGGCCAGCACCTGCTGCGCCAGTTCGCTACCGGCTGCAGCCATCGCTTCAGTGTTCGCCCGACTGCTGGTGAAGCTGTCGGCGCCTTCGATCTTATCGCCGTACTCGCCCCAGGCACCGGCCAGCTCATGCGCGGCGCCGGCGGTGATATTCAGGTAGCGCTTGCCGGTGTCAGGATCGCGGGTGATGCCCGAGAAGAAGCCACCGCCGAACGGCTGGCCGATTTCCGGGATTGTCACTGCTGGCTCTGCTTTCTCAACTGCGGACATGGTTTTTCCTCTTTTCGAAGGCAACAAAAAAGGCGCTGCTGCGCCCGGTGCCAGATCAACAACGAATGAATGAAGGATTAAATAAAGAATCTGCGGACGGGGCGGACGCGGAGCTCGACGCCCTTGCCGCGGCCGTCCTGACCGCCATCATCGAAGTGCACGCCGAATGCGCTGTAGGCGGAGCGCTGCGTTGAAGACCAGTGCCAGGTGTCTTTCGCGAACAACTCCGGCGCATTCACCCAGCAGTGGTACAGCTCGGCGCAGGCAGGCAGGTAGAAATCAGCGTGGCCATCGGCGGAATACGCCGATGCAGCCTTGGCCGCAGGGTGATCGCCTTCGGTCTTCAGGGATTCAGTGTTCGCCACCCCGTCAGTTTTGCTGACGGCTACTGACACCTTATCGCGTCCGCCCCATTTGTGATCGCCGACGTCTTCCTTGGCGATGACCAGATAGTGCGCTGGGACAGCGCCGCGCGCCGCTACCAGCCCGCCGTTGAAACCCCCTTGCCCAGGCCATTCAGCGCCGAGTTCAGGTATATCCGTAGGCCCTACCGGTTGGACGCTGGCGGCGGGCGGAAGCACCTGGGCAAACACACTGGCCATTGCCAGTTTAGCCAGTGATGAAGCAGGCATCTTGATCGTGGTTTCGC